ATGCCACGGAAGAGGTCGGGATTGCTCGGGCTGTCGCTCCAGCCACCAACGATCTTCACCTCCGCAGGCCGTTTGAAGGCGTGGTCGGAGATGATCGCACCCTGCTCGACCGGGTGATCGGTGATCTCGAGGTCGTCCGTGTGCTGCTCCTCCATGACCACCTGCATCTCGAACGGCCCCACTGACCGCTTGGGGCGGACGAGGATGGCGTTGATGCCGTACTGGAGGGCGGCGTTGACAAAGCCGCTGAAGGCACTCATTGGATGGCGCTCCTGAGGTTGCGGACGGTCTCGTTGGCGACACCGGCCTGCTCACGGGCCACCGCGCGACCCGTAGCGGCTGGGTCACTCGAGCCCGGGACGGTGATGTACGTCTTCTGGTCGATCTGGATGGGCCTGCCCGAGATGCCTTCCACGTAGTTCCGAGTCTCCTGGGGCAGCGTCATACCCGGAGTGCCCGCCAGGTACTTGTCGAGATTGCCCGGGCCCCAGTTGTAAGCAGCCAGCGCCTTCTGCAGGTCACCACCGTACTTCTTGAGCAGGTCGGACATGTACCGAGCCGCACCCTTGGCGGAGGAGTAGAAGTCATCGGCGTTGACACCGTACTGCTCTGCGGTTGCGGGCATGAACTGGAAGTCCCCCGCCGCCCCAGCCTTGCTCGGCCCCTTGTTCTTCCCGCGGTTGGACTCCTTCAGCCACATACCGTCGAGGACCCCCTTGGGCAATCCCATCGAGGTCTCGAGGAGGTTGAGGAAGGCGTCGGGGTCGCCAATGACCGCGTCGAAGCCGCCACCAGCAGGGTTGTAGACCTGTCCGCTGCTCTTCCGGTCGGCCTTGGACGAAGGCGCCCAGTTGCCAGTGAACAGACCACCCCAGAACCCTTTCACCCAGGCTTTGTACTGCGCCATGCCCTTGTCCACCATGCCACCAGGCGTCTCGTCCTTGGCCTTGATGACCGCCCCCATGAGTTGCCCCATGGAGCGTAGTGTGCTGTTGAGGGCGTCCGCGAAGCCCTCGAACACCGGCAGCGACTCGGTGGCGATGGTCAGTCCGATCAGCTTCAGCCTCTCGTTGATCTCCTTCAGCTTCTGGGAGTAGCGGGTGAGGACCTCGGCACTGGTGTCCGCGTTGAGGCCCATGTCCTTGGCCATACCGCGCTGGAGCTCGGCCATCTCCTTGAACTTCTCGAGGCCCTCCGACAGCATGTAGAACGTGTCGGGGTCGAGGCCGAACATCGCGGCATACTGCTGCCCGATGTAGAGCGGCATTGCCTTCAGCTTCTCCACCAGGTCGAGCAGCACCTCCGCACGCTCCCGACCTTGTGTCTTGACCCCCAGGGCTTCGAGGAGTCCGGTGAGGCCAGGATTGGCGCGCAAGGACCTGGCGAGGCCTTCGATGGCAGAGGTCATGGCCTCCGCGCCTACACCGACGTTCTCCCCCGCGAATCCGAAGGCCTGGAGGGTGCGTACGGTGGACTCTGCGCGCTTGCCAGAGTAGTACATCCGCTCCATCGAGCGCGCATAGGCCACCATCGCGGCCTGCGCGGCCGCCGCCACACCAAGCAGGCGCTTGGTGAGGGACAGGGCACCGCCTTCCGTCTTGAAGAGGGAGTGGTCGAACCGCCTCTGTTGCGAGAGGTCGACCTTGAAGCCCAAGGCGACCAGGTACTCGCGGAGAATTTCGGGAGAGCTAGCCATTGCCTAATGCCTTCCTGATGCGGCGTTGGTTCTCCGCCTCAATGTCCAGGAGGTCGTTGAGCCTCGCAACGTCCTCCAGGTCTAACGTACCGTCCTTGAGGCTCTCGTACTTGCAAAGGTGCGCGGACACCGGGCGCATCAGCCAGTCCTCTCCGTCGGGCATGCTCAGCAGCTTGACACCACTGAGCTTCTCCGGCAACGCCAGCGTTACATGCTGGGCGTCTCCTCGACCGGCCCGCCGAAAAAACCGCCCATGTTCTCCCGGACGACTTCGATGGTCAGCTTCACCATCGTCGGCATCGTGATGTCCTGGTACTGGAAGTGCACCCCCGCGAGCACCGGGGCCCACCGCTCACCGTCCTTACGCCTCACCACCGAAAGGCAGGTCTGGATCACGTAGTCGACGTCCTCGTTCGGCATCTTGGCGATGATGTCCGCAACGGGTCCCGCCACGAGGAGCAGGGCGTCGTCCTTGGCAACGTCGGCCGCGACTCCCTTGAGCTTGTCGGCGGTCAGTCCCAGGGTGGTGAGGATGGGCAGCAGGCGGCGGGTGACATGGAACTGACGCATGGCGTCGAGCTTGCCCACGCGGTAGGTGTGGCCGCCTGCTTCGATTTCGTTGTTCATGGTGCTCTCGGGTTGAAGCTTCTAGTACCAGGCGCGATCAGAGAGCGCCGAGCGCTGGGTCGATCTGGATGGCGTTGAACTCCCACTCGATCAGCCCTGCCTCTTTGCCGTACTGCAAGGCGGGGACGCGGCCGAAGGCGCACTGGCGGCAGGTGACGACATCACCGCGGACCGAGTCCGTGATGGTGATGGTGTTCTGGCCGTGCTGGGCCCCCGACGAACGCTGGAAGGCCAGCATCGCGGAGAGCTGCGCGTTGACCGGGGACGTCTTGAGCAGCCGCACCGTGACGCGACCGCTGCGATCGGCGGACAGGGAGTGCATGCCCGAGCCGTCGGCGCCGATGCGCATGATGTCCACCTCCGCCGCGGGCTCGATGGAGATGCCCTCCTCGTCGGTCCCGGCGCCGTTGCCGAGGTTGATGAAGCCCCCCGGACCCACCAGGGAGGCCTGGATCTCGAGGAAGCTGTAGGTGTTGCCTGCCATGGGGTCTTCTCCTTACTGGTTGACCGTGACTGCGATGGAGATCTCGTGGATGGCCCCTGCCAGCTTCGCAGCGATCTGGATGGGGACCGACTTGCGCGCGGCACGGTCGGCGGGGTTCTGGAGGTCGACCCGGGGCGCGTAGACGTAGAAGCCCTTGGCCAGGTAGTCCTTCTGCTTGAGCGTGCCGAAACCACCCGAGTTCCAGACCCCTGGGGCGAGCAGGCCGTTGGTGACGGCCTGGATCAGCACCGCCTCGACCGTGGTGACCAGCACGTTGACGCCCGCGTCGGTCTGAGGGATCTTCGTGGTGCTCGTGTAGAGCACGTTGTAGAGGTCGGTCATGATCCTGGTCGACAGCCAGTCCATGCCCGTCACGATGTCGATGAACACCCCCGACGCGCAAACCCCGTTGAGGATGATCGCGGTGTCGTTGTTGAAGGCCAGGAAGGCGTTGCAGTTCTTCGCCTTCAGCGAGTCGGCCTGGACCGAGTTGATGGCCTCGGCTGCGATGCCCGGCTCCTGCTTGAACGCCAGCGTGATGACCGTGGCGTTGCCGGTGTAGTCGACGGTCAGCGCGCGGCCGAGCAGCGAGGCCACCGCGTAGGGGCTCGAGGACGAGTACTGGACCAGCGTCTTGTCGTAGCCCAGTTGCTTCAGCTGGTACGCGATGTCCGTCGTTGCCGCAGGCACCAGCACCGCGGCCTCCTGCGTCGTGACGCCGTAGAGGTGCTTGTTGTTGGTGGCCTCGACGTAGGCAGCGATGTCCAGGTGGTCACTGTTCACCGCGCCGAGTACCATCACCGCGTACCAGGCCTGGCCGTAGTTCTGGTCGAACAACTGGACCGCAGCCAGCGCGGTCTCCGCCGCCGCGCCCTGCGCACGGTAGGCGCCGCTGGAGGCGCTGGTCATGCCGAGCAGACCGGAGATGTCGGTGCCCGAAGCCGGCGCGGTGAGGAAGGAGATCGCACTGGTGTCCCCCGTCGCCGTGCTCGTGAGCTCGAACCTCTGGTACACCGCGTTCCAGACCATCGTCGCCCCGGTCAGGGCGGAGGTGATCGCCGCTGCAACACCGTTGAGGTCCGTCACGGCCGACAGGTTGATGCCCGTGACGTTGGTGGCGGAAGCCCCGTTCTTGGAGTAGGTGAAGCCACCGGAGGAAACGGCGGTGAAGTTGGCCAGCGCCTGCTGGGCTGCCGAGAGCGGCTCACCACGGAGCAGGCCCGACGCGGCCGAGGCCACCCAGCGGCCGATGCGGAGCTTGGTGGGCTGCGGGGCCTGCTGGAACCAGAGCAGCGCCGCGAGGTACTCGGGCGCGCTCGAACCGAAGTCGGCGGCGACCGCGTCGATGGCCGAGTACTCGCGGTACCGTTCGAAGGTGTCGATGACCGGGGACGAACCCAGGATCAACAGGGTGGACAGGTTCTGCGCTTGTGCGCCGGCAGGCGTCAGCTCGACGCTCACCCGGACAAGGCGGGAAACGGGGAGTGCTTGGGTCATGGCTCTACCTTCCTTCAGGCTTGGTTGACGGTGATGGGCGTAACCCAAAGCTCGTTGTCGAGTCCGAGCTGGCCGGACGTGATTGTACGGACCGGGTAGACCCTGGACGTACGGCGTCGGTAGACCACCGTGACGTCGACTCGTTTCACCCACTTCTCCTTGAGGAGCGCGGGTAGGTTTCTTGCTTCCTCGACCTCCACGATCGCCACGCCCTGTGCGCGGAGCTCGGCCCGGTTCTGCGCGATCTCGAGGCCGTCCCGGAACCGCTCGCAGAGCCCGGCGGCGTTGGGGCCGTAGAAACTGTGCAGGACGTAAAGTGTCTCGTCGCGCTCGACGGCCTGGGACTCGGTGTCCTGACTGTGGTAGGCGAACGTGTCGACGACCGTACGCGTCACACCTAGCGCACACCAGTTGACGTCGAAGGCGGGCTGCTGGGGCATCTCAGGCTGCCATCGAGGGCGCACCAGGTTGCCTGGCAGCCCCGTGATGCCCGCGGCGGCGGCCTGGAGAATGTCGTCCAGCGCGTCGTCGTAGACCGGGGAGGACGAGGGGGCGAGGTAGCCTGCGGTGGTTGAGTCGGTAGCCATGGTCAGTTCATTGCCGGGTCAAAGGCGTTGCCGGATTCGGCGACGGCCTTCACAAAGCCGCTGCCAAGCTGCGGCCACCGCTTCAAGGCCTTGACCGTGAAACGGATGCCGTCGTAAACGATGACGTCAGGCTGCCTGCCCTCCGTGGCTGCGCAAAGGCGGAACTTCGTCGTCACGGTGATCATGTTGTTTGTCATCTGCCCTTCGGGCAGGCGGAGGATGTTACCTGAATCCCCCACGGTCACAACACCCTCAACGCCATCCACTCGCGTCTCGGTGACCTGCAGGCGTCCGTTGGACCCAACGGACTCGAGGCGCTGGATGACGCTGAAGGTTGTGTTCAGGTCAGGGTCACCGATGATGTCGCTGAAATCGAGATTGGGCACACCTACCTCCTCTTCTTACGCTTGCGGATGACGTATGACAGGGCGTTGCGGAGCTGCCCCGTGTCGATCAGCGGCTTGGCAAACTCTGTGCTGGCGGCTTCGCCGGCGGCACGGCGCTCCAACTCCTTCTTAGCCCCCTTGCGCCCCCTGCGCGCCCTTTCTTGAAGAGTTGACTCCGCAAGCGGCGGTGGGATGCCTTCGTTCAGCTTCCGCTTCAGCCCCGTAGCGGCGATGATGCCGACCCGGTGCAGGCCTTTCATGGCGTGTTGGGCGGTGCCTTTGCTCACGGCGCCCTTGGCTACCGAGACGAGGGCGGTGGCGATCTTGTCCTTGTTGTCACGGATGCCAGGATCCATGAACGGCCGCGCCGGTATGTTCTGCTCGGGCATCCCGGTGTCGTGGATGTACCCGAGGGCGGCGTTGGTGATGCCTTCGGTGGGGTCTTCGTCGTCCCGATCCGTTGTGTCCTCAGGGAACCCAACGAGCACCTCTTGACTCACCAGCACCTGCATTGCGGCGCGGAGGTCAGCCACGCGGTCGGTGATTACACGCAGCTTGGTGTTGCCGCGCTTAGGGCCGAGCGTGGCCATAGGCCTAGAACGGAGGCGTGATGACGCCTGGCCAGGCGGTGCGGTACTCACCGCTGTCACCGCCGGCCCCCACCTGCACGCCGCCGTGGCCGTGGAGGCGCGCGAGCTGGACGTACTGGATGCCGTAGGTGGTCAGGTTGTAGTGCCCCGCACCCTCCTCGAGCACGGAGGAGACGTCGTAGCTCGCGCTCAGGCCGTCGGCGCTCTTGGAGGTGAGGATGCCGGGGGTCTGCCCCACCGACTGTCCGCGGCTCCCTGCAAGCACCTCACGGCGAGCAAGGACGGCGCGGTGCGCAGCCTGGAGGTAGACCCCCGTATCCGCAAGGTCACCCCACCGTTCCGCGTTCACCAGCTTCACCGCGACCGAGAGCCAGAAGGTGAGCATCGGATCGGGGAACTCCTCACGGTCCGCGAATTCGGGGAAGGTGAGGCGGAGGCCGCTGACGGTGGCGGTCATGGCTTACTTCGGGTCGTAGACCTTGACGCCTTGCGCACGGGCGAACCAGTGCGATGCGTCCTCGAGCGGCATTTCCTGCACGCCGGCGGCGTAGATGGCCGGCTCGCCGCTGTCGCGGGTCAGCTTGAACCCCTTGGGCACGATGACCGTGACCATCTCACCCGAGAGCTCGGTGACGGCATCCTTGAGCGATACCTTGTCACCTTCGGTGCGCTCGACCACCGCGGCCGAATCCTTCAGCTTGGTGGTGGTGGGCTGGGCATTGGCGATGACCCGGCGAGCCGGAGCCTTGGTTGCGGTTGCCATATTGGCTTCTCCTAGTAGAAAGGCCCGCCCCAGGTTACCGGAGGCGGGCCTAGCGGGTCGAACAGCAGGCCTGTGGCAGATCAGAGGCCGTCGCGGTAGCCGATGGTCTCGGGGTACACGACCTCGACCACGCCCAGCTTGCAGTAGTACGACGTCTTGTGGTACAGCGAGTCGTACTGGATGGGCGTGCGCTGGAGCATCGTCATCGGGTAGCGGAGGTACTGCTTGTCCTTCGTGTAGCACATCATGCGGTCCACGGTGCCTTCCGTGCCGATGGTGCCACCGCTGCCGGCGCCGACCAGCCACTTGGCCGGCAGGATCTCGAGCTCGCCCTTGCCGCTGGCCTTCAGCACGTTGTTCTCCAGCAGGTACTTCAGGATGGAGACGTTGCCGGCCGACGAGACGATCTTCGACGAGATGTAGCCGAACTTCTTGGGCGGCAGGAGGATGCGGTTCGGCATCACCGCCCAGGCCGAGTTGCCCCACACGGAGGTGATCAGGTCGTTGACGTCCTTCAGGATCTCGTCGGGCGTCTTGTTCGCCCACAGCGGCGACGCGGCCGCACCGTTCGGGACGTTCGAGACCTCGGTGACGGAGGCGTTGTTGAACATGCCCCCGAAGTTCAGCGAGGCGTCACCGACGTACACCTGCTCGTCGATGTCCATCTGGTGCTTCAGCTTCAGCGCCTCGAGCTTCTGCGCGTCGATCGGCCGGCCCAGCTTCGCCGCCGACTCGAGCTCCATGATCGAGAACTTGATCTCGAGCGCCCACGGGGTCAGCGGTTGCGGGAACTTCCCGATGTCGACCGACACGCCGCCGATCTGGTCGGTGCTCTTGCCGATCCAGGCCTTGCCGTTGCGGATGCCGTTGCCGGCGCCCAGCGAGCCGGCGCTGGCGAACGTGGACAGGGTGAAGGACGAAACCTCGTCGGCGATGCTCACGTCTTCGCGCAGGTCGATGTCGCGCGACCACGACACCGAGGTGAGCGGCATGTGCAGCTCCTGGTCCAGGCGTTCGAGTTCGCCGACCAGGAAGGCGCCGGTGGAGTCGACCGTGCGGCCGTCGTGCGTGCGGTAGGTGTTGTCGAGGGTGCGGCCGCGCTGCGTGCCCATGATGTCGATGACCGCGTTGGCGCTGTCGTGCGACGGGGCGCGGAGGGCGTGGTCGAGCGTGCGGGCGCGGACGATGGTCCGCTTCGGCACGAAGATGCTCGGGAAACCGTTCTTCATGGTGATGTCTTCCTTCATGCGTTGGTGGATCACGTCAGGCTCAGTTCGAGGACCAGACCTCGATCTCGACGTTGCCGTTGGCATCGGCGGGACCGTTGTAGCGGGCGTTGGAGCAGAGGACGGTGCTCGAGGCCGTCGCGGCAGCCTGGAACTCGCCCTGGATGTTGGCGCCGGCGGTGGCGATCGCCCAGATGTAGCAGGGGTCGCCCTTCTTCACGGTCATGCCGGCCTTGCCCTTGACCAGGATGAAGCCCTGGTGGAGGAAGTCGGCGACACCCGCCACCGGCGGCGTCGCCGCACCGAAGGCACTCGACATGCCGCCGGACTGCTGCTGCGTCGGGTACGGGCGCACCATCACGCCGGCGATCTTCTGCGCGGTGGCCGACTGGTCGGCGGCGATGACGGCGCGGTAGTCGTTGGTGGTGCCGAACATCACCGCTTCACCGTACGCGCGCGGCGGGTTGGTGGTGTTGATCAGGCCGGGCAGCACCGAGAACGGATGCGTGCGGTTCACGTCACCGGGGAAACCGACGCCCATGCGGTAGCCGAAGGCGACGTCGCAGGTGCGCGCACGGAAGACCGGCGGACCGAACAGGAGGTGGGTGAAGAAGCCGACGACGGCGGCGAACAGGGCGAGCGTGTGGCTGCCCAGCGAGGAGAGCTTGAACATCTTCATGGTTGATCGTCCTTCTTGGTTGGACAGGTTGGTCACTTGACGGCCGTGCTGGCCGTCTGCTTCGCCCAGAACTCCTGGTTGGCCTTGTTGAGGTCGGAGATGCTCTGGATCTTGCCGACCGCGCCGGGCACGGTCTGCGGCCGGCGCACCGCGCTCGCGTCGCGGGTGGCGGCCTGGTTGTTGATCATGCGCTTGGCACCAGCGGCGGCCTTGAAGATCACCGCGGCGTCTGCGCAGCCCATGGCCGTGACGTCGACGTCCTTGCCGGCCACGTTGTCGAGCAGCGCGCGGCCGTCGACGGTGGAGCTCATGTGGTCGAGGATGCGCTTGCGCTGCGCGCACATCGAGTCCAGCGTGATGCGACGCGGCTTGGCGGCGTCGAAGGTGGGGAAGCGGTAGCCCGGCACCAGCACCTCGGCATCGCTGACGAGCATCTGGTAGGCGGTGGACAGGGCAGCGGAGTCGCCGGTCTTCATGCGGGAGTCCTTCGTGGGGGAGGGCAGTTCGTCGTCGGCGGCGTCGGGCGCTCCACCGTCACCGTCGTCACCGGTATCCGGCGGCAGTTCGTCACCGTCGGGCTCGGGGGCGCCGTCGTCACCGCCGCCCTGGAGCATCTGCAGGATCTGCTCCAGCGTGCCTTCGATGGCGGCGACGCGCGACTCGAGGTCACCACCGCCACCCGCGTCCATGCCACCGTCGTCGGGCAGACCGCCCGCGTCGGGCATCAGGCCGTCGGTGTCGTCGGCGACGGGGGAGGCCGGCGCGGCGCCGGAGCCGTCGGTGTGGATGTGGATGTGCGTGTGGTTGCTGCTTTCGTCGGGAATGTCGGTGGTGCCGCCGTCCCCGTCCATGCCCAGGTCCTGTTCGTCCGCGAGGGCTTCGGCAGCGTCGCGGAACAGTCGCCGGACCGCCTCGGGGATCTCGCGGCGCGTCCGGGAAACGCCGCTCGTCGTTTTGGTGCCCATCGTGGAATGCTCCTTGAGTGATGGTGGTTGATGGTCGCCGATTGCACAGCGCGGGCCACAGCGACCACGTTCGACCAGCGCAACGTGGTTGCCGATTATATTCAGTTGTCTTCCCAGGCCGGCACCGATCGGCTCGTAGTCGGCTTCATAGCCCGCGGAGACCTCACGCCGCCCGGCCTCGATGTCACGGATCAGGGCGGCGTCGGTGACGAGGATGTCGGCGAGGATGACGTCCGCATCGTCCTGCGTACCGCGGCGGGGGTTGAGCACGATGCCCTTGGCATACTGATTCCAGTTCTGCGGAGTGACGTCGACCGGCGGGTGCTCGTCACACAGAGCCTTGCCCATGAAGCTCGCGATGGTCTCGGGCGCGAACAAGGCGGCGGCGTCACGAGTGACGCGAGCGATGCCGTCCGAACCGGGCTTGATGGGGGTCTCCTGCGGACCGTAAAGCATCATGCCCGTGCGGGCGATGGGCACGTCTTCGCATAGGAGGAAGCCTTCGGGCGTCTTGGACCGCTTGAGGCCGATGCGCTCCACGGTCAGGATGGGCGTGGCCTCCTTGTCGGTGGTGCGTGCTCTTTGGGCGTCGATCTTGAACATGAGCTTTCTCCAGATGCGCCTGAGGTTGAGGCTTTTCATTCGTCGGGGAAGACGGGTTCCGCAAAGCACCTGCAATTCGGCAGCGTGCCAGCGTGGCCCTTCATGTTGTCAAGGGTTGGTGGTGATGACCACCTGACATACTTGCCTTCCATCTCCCGGTGACTGTCACGAACATCCGAGTCCCCCGAGGTCCGCCAGATGTAGCCGTCGGACCCAGCGTAGGTGGCACGGGCTTCGACCAGATTGGACGCCGCTCGGGACACCTCGGTCCTAGCGATGAGCCTCGCCTTCGCTTCACTCACCGACTCCGTGGCGAGAATGTCCTTTGCAACCTCGGAAGCCCGCCTAGAGGCAATTGTAGCCTCCATCGCCAGGGTGTGGACCCTCTCGGCGGCCGCCAACGGCAACGACTTGATCAGCTTGACCTGTTGCGCCTGCAACTGGCGAAGGATGTCGCCCGTTGGTGCGGTGTTGACCTCAGACCGAAGTGACACCCCCATCTCCCTGGAGTGCTTCTTCCACATCGCGGCATCACGGCGGGCAACGTCCGCCACCATGAACCCTGCAACTGCGTTAGCCCACGGCTCGATCACGTCAGCGTATGAGGTCAGCGCACGGACCAGGGTGTTCACGTTCTTGAGGCTGCCGTTAGGTGCCAGCCCGCGGACAATGACCCCGATCTGCTTAACGACGCCGCGGAGCTGGGAGTTGTAGTGGCTTTCGGCTGCGCGGGCTCGCGTCCATGCCCGTCTCTTGCCCTTGCGATCCAGGCGTGCCATTGTTCAAACCTCCGTCATCCTGCCCACCGGGCAAGTCATGGGTGGGGGCCACACCGCCCCCACCCGCGCCGCTGTCACCACCACCGATCAGGCTTCCCAAGAGGTCCTGACCGCCCGGGGGTTGAACTGTGTCATCAGCCTGGTCGATCATCTCCTTGGTGATGTTCGTGAACACCCCTGAAACGCGAGAGGCTTGGCGGAGCTCTTGCAGCGCCACCTTCTGCGACACCAGTCCCTGTTCATGAGCGGAAGAGACGGTGTCGACGACGGTCTTGGCAAGGTTCACCTTGTCGTTGTCGCTGAGCTCCCACAGCGATTTGAAGCCAATGGAGAAGTTGGGTGGCAGAGGGATGCCCGCGGACCGGGCACCGAGCTTGTAGATCAGCGTCACGCCCTGGTGCAGCGTCTTCATCTGCTGCTGCTTGATGTGGTCATAGTACTGCCGCATCTCGCTCTCACCGTTCGAACCGAGACCGCCCGGGGACTGGCCGAAAAGGCGCACCAGGGGGATCTGCAGAGCGCCCGAGAGCTGCTGCCCTAACTGAGTGAGGGCATCCGAGAGGCCGCTGAAGGACGAGTGAGACTGCGCCTCAAACTTGTCCTTCATGTCGATCATCGTGATGCCCTCGATGCCCTGGAAGCGGCGCATCATGTCGACGTAGGCCGTCATGCCGTCGAGAGGCTTGCCACCGGCCGCGATGACGTCCCGCAGGCCGTCGACGGACATGGTGCGGATGTACGACTTGTGGACCAGCTGCGCGGCGCCGGTGGAGGCGCTGTCGAAGGCGATCATGCGGTCGTACATCCGCTCGATCACCGAGATGCCCCACATGTTTTCCGTGAGGCTCTGTTGGTAGGGCAGGTCGATGCCCACATGCCGGATGGCGACACGGGAGTGGTGGACCGCGACACCGCGCAAGGCCGGCGCCGCTTGCGTCACCCGGTAGTACTTGGGCAAGCCGAGGTGTGGTCCGAGATCGGTGACGAGGTCTTCAAGGCTCGGCTCCACCATCCACCTGTCAAGCACCATGAGGCCCTTGTACTGCCCCCGGCCCACCGTGTCGAGGCGGAGCGGCGTGCGGAAGTCCTGCCCGTCGATCATCACCACGCCGATGGCGCCACCGTAGAGTCGCCCCCACCGGATGACGTCGTTGATGGTGAACCAGGTGTTCAGGCTGGTCATGGTGCGGTCGAGGATTTCACTCTGGTCGGGTGGGATCTCCGTGATGTACTCGATGCCTGCTCGCGTCATGTCGTCGGCCACCGTGTCAACTGCGATGCCGCCCAGCCAGGAACCGCGGTGAATCCACTCGAGGAGCAGGCGGTCGCGGCTGATGGGGTTGAACCCGTAGCGGCTGCTGGTGAGTGCGTTGTCCGCACCCATCCCCAGCTTGTGCGCGAAGTTGACAAAGCTGTCCGCGGACACGCCGCGGATTGTCTGGGCTTGATCCTTGGTGATGGAGGTCAGGGCGGCGCGCGCCCTCGTCTCCTCCTGCTTGGCGGCGCGCGCGGCGCTCTTGACGGAGGTCTTGGTAGCCATCGGGCAGTCCTTCAGTTCAGGCGTGCGAGAGCCTCAGCGACACCGGGGTGGAGGGGGTCGGGCGGGTCGGTGGGGTCGACCCAGACGTAGTCGTCGTGCTCGTGGTTGAGCTTGGGTGCGAAGGTGTTGGGGATGCGCTGCAGGAAGGTGGTGTAGTGGACGTTGCCGTCGTCTTCCGCGCACAGCACACGCCGGGGGCCACGAGGCAGCATGCCCATCTCCTCCCGGCACTCGCGCACCGCGGCGTCTTCGGTCGACTCACCGGCCTCGAGACAGCCACCGGGGAACGCCCAGGTCTCGGGGTGCGCGTCCGTGCCTTCCGAGCGGAGCAGGAGCAGCACACGGCCATCGTCGGTCAAGAACACCACGCCTGCCGCGTAGACCTTGTCCCCACGCTCCTCCGGGTCGTCGGCCGCGTCTTCCGACGCCAGAGCATCCTCGGGCTCCACGTCGTAGCTGTGGGTCTCGAAGAACTCGTTCATCCGGGCGATGTCTTCCGGGGTCATTGCAGGTGGCTCCACTTGGCGAAAACGGCAGGGTCGATGTAAGCCGCGAGGGCTATTGTGGGCGTGTTGCCCAGGTGCTCGGCAACGCGCTTGCCCACCGCGAGGCGCATCTTGGAGAACTCCTTCTTGGTGGTGGGCTCGGGCATGTCCTTCAGCGCCTTCAGCGCCTCATTGGTGCCTTTCCAGGTGCGGAAGTCCTTGACCTTGAACGCAGCACCACCACGCGACTTGAGGTAGGCACGGACGACGGCAGGCGGTACGTCGAACAGCTTGTCGTCGCTGTCCTTAAGGCGCGCGGTGACGTACTTGGCGATGTCCGCGTCCACCACCTTCTTCGTGATGCGGACTCCCTTCTTGCCGATGAAGTCGAACGACACCTCACCGCCCTTGCCCACCCGCACGTGTTCCTTGGTCAGGGTCGAGGCACCGGTGGCCTTGGTGTCCGCCTTGGTGTCCTTGTCGCTGCCGATGCGGAAGCCTGTGGCGGCGATGAGCTTGATCACCGCCGCAGCGTCGCGCTGCGGCTGCGTCAGCTTGCGGTTGAACATGTCGTCTTTGGCGGAGTTGACGATGGCCGCTGCGACACCGTTGAAGGCCTTGAGGCGTGCGAACTTCTCCGCCGCTGCCCGTTCGCTGTGCTCGGCCGAGTAGCGGTACTGCGCACGGCCCTTCGCGTCCTTGCCCACCACCTGGAGCGCCGCCTTGGGGTCGGGCGAGAGCTTGATCTCGGTCCAGGCCGGTGGGATCTTCATGGCCTTGAGGCGCGCTTGCTCCTCCGCCGTGAACGACCCACCACCGTGCTTGGTCCACGCGACCTGTGCTGGCGCCTTGGCGACCTTGGTCTGCGCCTTCTTCCCAGTGCCCGGTGCACCGCTCCCCGCGGGCGCGAACTCACCGTCCGGGCGCCGCGGGTGTTCCGACTCCTTGAAGTCGGTGTCGTAGGTGACCACACGGTGGCGCGTGTGGACGTGGATGTGGAGGCGGGTCACTTGTTGCTCTCCCTGAACTTCTTGTTGTCCCTCTCAAGGGCGATCTTGTGCGCAGCCTGAAGCCTGCTGCGCTCGTTGGCGTGTGCTCGGGCCTTGGCGTTGTAATCCGCCAGCTGCTCGGGAGTAGGCCCATTCTTGCCGAACGCGCGCGCCAGCGATGAAGGACGGCGAGCATAGTTGTCCGCGAGGCGGTTGGCGAGTTCAGTTGCCGAAAGATCGGCAAGCTTGTTGATCGAGTGGCTGCCGGGCTTGATGTAGGAGCCCACGTGGTTCTTGCCTTTGGTGGCGTTGACATGCTTGATCCAGGCCTCCCGGTACTGGGCAGCAGCGGGGTGGTCGAGGGCCATGTCGTCGAGGGCCGACAGGTTGCCGGCCCTGCCGTACTTGGCGACAAGATCCATCATCGCCCTGGTGTTGGCGCCACCCACCATGGGTCGCGTCGGTTCTGTCACTGCCTTGGAGTTCTCGGGCGTGATCAAACCGGGACCGACTTTGTTCTGCGACGGCAGCGCCTTCGGGTCCTCGCCCGTGTAGGTGTACTGGGGCTTGGTGGATGCAGCCTTGTATGCCGCGTATCCAGGTGTTCCCGGCTTCGGCACCATCGACCCCGGCGTGTGCTTCGGTGCGATGGCCTTCAGCTGCGCAGCACGCGAGGGCTCGGCACCACGGTCCGTGCCGGCGAACAGACCCGCTCCGGGTCGGCTCTTGGGCTGACCGAGACCGCCGGTGGCAGTGTTCTTCTGACGGGCAAGGGCTGCCGCGCGGTTGGCCTTCCACTGCTCGTACCCAGGCTCACCCGGCTCTGGCGAGCGGTGAGGCACACCACCTTCCATCGAGGTGCGGTGGCTGATGGGGTCCACGTTCATCTTGGGCTTCCCTTGAGCAGCGATGGCACGCTTCACGAAGGTGCTGCTGTGGTTGCCCAGGGCGCGCTCGACCCTGTTCTTGCCTTCGGTGGCCTGCGACTTGAGGTTCTTCTTCAACCCCGCCGCCATGCCCGCCTTCAGCGCGGATTCGGGTGCAGGCACCATCGACCCTGGCGTATGCTTCGGTGCGGTGCTCGGGTTCTCGCCCATGCGGCGTGCGGCGGCCTGGAGCTCGGGGTGGGTGGGCAGAGCCGCTTGGCGCTTGGCTACCGCCTCACGAACGGACGGGATTTTGCTCCCCTTCTGTGCGCGGTCGATGCGTGCCTGCGACTCACGCGTGACCTCGGCTGCTGACTTGCGGCCGGCTGGGAAGGTGATGTCTTGCTTTGCCGCAGATTTGGCAGCCTTGTACTCCGCAAATGTGTTGGGCATGGCGGCACTGGTGTCCGGGCCCAACCTTTCACGCAAAGCGTTTGCCACGCCTTCATGACTCGGCGTTGCTGCATCTTGCTTCGCGTCCATCCGCGCCTGGACCTTGGCGGTAGGGTTGGCGGCGGTCATGTCCTTCATCGAGTCCGGGTCCGCCACGCCCTTGGCCGCCTTCTTCAGCGCCACCGGGTCCATGTGGTGCTTGGCCCCGGTCTCCTTGGACTGGATGACGACGTGGCCCTCAGCGTTGTGGCCGAGCACCTTCCACAGCTTGCCGTTCACCCCGTTGCCCTGCAGGTGCTGGCCGGGGAGGTAGTCGGACATGGGGTGCGTGGCGTTGGCGACACGCGTCGGGTCGTCGGCCGCGCCGGCATCAGGCGCAGCGGGCGTACCCGGGGTTGGCGCGGCGCCGGGGGTGGCATTGGGCGCCGCAGCCCCGCCAACCGCCTTAAAGCCGCCAGCAGGCGCCTTCGTGACGTGGTACATGCCATCCGGCCGCTTCTCGATCGTCAGCGCACCGAGTGCGCCGGCGTACTTCGGGTTCTTGAGGTCGGACAGGGCGGTCATGATCGTCGCCTTGTTCGTGACCCCGGTGGCCTTCATCAGCTCCTCCACGTGGAACGGGTGTCCCGAGGAGAGCAACTGGTGCGTCTTCGCCTTGGCGCTGCCTGCTGCCGTTGCCATCGTCGGCTTGTCACCGGCGGGACCTCCTGCACCGGCGGCGGCCTTTTGCTTGGCCATCTCGTTCTCAGCCATGGCGTTCTGCTCCATGGAAGAGCCTGCAATCGGCACCGCCTTGGGGTTTGCTTGCGCGTGCGGTGACTTGGCCAGCGTCTCGGCCTGCTTCTCCATTGCCTCGAGGTGCTTGACCGCTTCCGCACGGCGCGCCACGGGCTGCTTCGGATCGCCGGCCACAGCCTTCAGCTTGGAGTAGGCTTCACCCATGCTGTTCTGCGCCTGCTGCACGGCGGGGCTGTTCGAAGCGGCGGCAGCCTGGCGGGTCTTGGCGTGCGCACTCTTGGCGAACTCCTGACCGAGACCGGTGTTGGCGGCCATGTGCGAGTGCGCCTTGGCGTGCAGGTCGGCAGCTTCCTTGTGCATCGCGGCAGCTTGCGCGTGTGCGGCCTGCACGGGGCCCATCGACGCCTGCGCAGAGGCTTCATGTGCACTGGCAGCATCTTCGTGGTTCTTGGCGGCGGCGGCATGCTGAGCAGACGTGAACTGGCCACCCTCCGCGCGAGGGTGCTTGGATTCGTCCCATTCACCTGCGTCACGGAACTTGGTGTCCATCGTGCGCCCTGCCTGTCGGTCTGCGATGGCCTGCATCAGGACCTGCACCAGCTTGCTCACCTCGGCCGGCGGGTGGCGCTGTTGCCCTGGTACCGACCCCAGGGCCTGGTCGCGCGTCCGGCGCGGTGCGAAGTGGATGTGGATGTGCCTTGCCATGCTGCTCTCCTAGGAGATGAACTTGAGGTTGTTGACGATCCAGTCGAACTCACTCGTCAGGCGAGCGCCGTCCGCGTAATCCGCCCTAATTGTAAGGCGCTTGTACTCCTGCACGTTGTTCTGGTCGATGATGCGATTGTCCTGGCTGCTCATCTCGAGCTTCACCTGCGGCCCCGGACTGACCAGCGTCGTCTCCTCCACCAGCGACGTGCCCGTGGTCAGGCAGTCCATGCGGTACCGCACGGTCGCGGGGGAGGCGGGCACGCCGTCTTTGTCCGCGAGCGTGAACGTGACCGCGGAGGTGCTCTGCTCGTTGATGCTCGGTGGAATCATACGTCGAACTCGTAGGTTACTTGATGGGTGGGGGTGAACGTGAACTTCACCCCCGCAGGCAGACCCCACTGGCGCGTGGTCACGCGGGCGAGGGTGGTGATGTCAGGCACGTCCTGGGCGACATTGACTTGACTCATCACCGTGAAGACGCGTGCGTCCAGCGCAGCGTCGGGCACCACTTGAATGGCCTGCATGCTCAGCAGCACCTGAGCGGAGGCGGTCTGCGAAGGATGTGGCACCGCGTGGTTCACCGCCGCTGAAACTGCCGCGTTCACTGCCGCGACCATTGCGGCGTCAGGGACCAACTGTGTCGAGGTGACACGGTTGACCGGCCCAACCACAGCGACTTGCGTGATCGGGGGAACGAGCTGGTTGGCGAAGAGGTTGGAGACGCTGGTGTTCCCCGTCGCCACCGCCGTCAGCGTCGCGTCAGGCACCGACTGCGACACCTGAGCCGTAGCCACGACCGCTGCCTGAGCTGACTGTGACGTCGCTGCAACCTGCTGGGCGCTTGAGGCCTTGGCGACTGCGATCACACTGGCGGCCTGGGAAGCAGCCGCAACTGCCTGCGCACTCGAAGCGCCCGCCACCACCTTGGCCAGCGCATTCAGCGAGGCGTCGGGCACCGACTGCGCTGCGGACAGGCTGAGGCCGGTGGTGACGGTGGCAACCATGACCGCGTCAGGCAGTGTCTGGTAGTAGTAGATCTGAGGCGGAGGCGGAGTCCACTCCGGTCCACGCCAGGATATCACACCCTTGCCCCGGGACGCGTAGAAGATCTGGTGCGCCGTTGGGGTGTTCGCGAAGATGGTCTGTGCGCTCGCGGTCTGGTCGACAGGACTGACCGACTGGGAGACCGAGACCGAGCTCACCGGGCCGATGGACGCGACCTGACCGACCGCAGGCACCTGGTGCGTCAGGGTCAGTGCAGCCACCGCGGCAGCCGAAGCGGTGAGCGTCGCATCGGGCACCGACTGCGAGGCCTGGAGCGTGCGGGCGGTGGAGGCGTTGGAGGTGAAGGTGACGAGGTTTCGCTTCCTCGACGCGAGGAACCACCGTGGATGCTGAGTCAGCGAGGCGGTGTGGTCGACGAGAGCGGTGAGATTGATGTCGGGGATCTGCTGCGCCAGCGACAGCTTCACCGCAACGGCCGCCGTCGACGCCTGGGTGATCACACCTGCGGACGCACTGACCGAGGCCGCCACTCGAACCACCGCGGAAGCGACGAGCACCGCATCAGGTACGCTTTGCGCGGCCTGGAACCCACCAAGCGTTGAGACAGTGGAGACGAGAGCTGCGTCGGGGACTGACTGCGCAGACGTCAGCGAACCTACCACCGAAGCGGTCACGGTCTGGTCAACCGCAGGCAGTGCTTGCGACACGCTGCTCGCCACGCGCACGCTCGACGTTGCCGCCTGGCCTACATCGGGGACGCTCTGCGAGAGGATAGCCCCGGCCACCGCCTTCGTCGTCGCGTTGAGGGCTGCGTCTTGGACGGACTGCGTTGCGGTGGCGACGACAGTGACAGAAACCACCGCTGAGAGGCTTGCATCCGCCACAGCTTGCGTTGTAGCGCTCGAACCTACAACAGCAGCGGTGGCCGACTGCGCCACCGCTTGAACATCCTGATTCACGCTCAGGGAGACGGAGGTGTCGGAAGACACGGCGGACGAGTAGGCGATCCTTCTGCTCGTCCCCCGGCGCGCAAGCTGCCAGTACCTGTGCACGGGGCTCAGGGTGGAGGGCTGGGTCTGGACGATGAAGGTGGCCGGCATCGCACCGACCTCCTGCGTGCTCGTGACCTGTGCCACCGCGCCCGCAACAGCACTCAGCGCCGCATCAGGCACCGACTGCGACACCTGGACCGTGTTGCGCGTGTCGAGCTCGAGTGCGATCGAGGCGAACGCGGAGGCGGAGGAATTGCCCCAAGTGATCGTGGTCCCCGTCTCGCCGGAGTTGATCGTCATCACCTCGAAACCGGTCGTCGGCGTCGCGTAGCCGGTGTCCACGCGCTCCGTGTAGGCCGGCGACGACCGCGCTGTCATCGTTGCCGGGTTGGTGGCGTTGAACAGCGCGGCGACGATTGCGTTCGCTGTCTGGGCAGCAGCAGCGAACACCGGAGCGGGGGTGCCCGCGGCTTGGTTGCTCTGGATGGCGCTCTGAAGGACCGCGGCAAGCGCCTTCCTCGACATCCCCGTGACCTTGAGGACCGCCATGCCACCGCCCGTGGTCGTCCCTGGGGCGGTGGAGAAGACAGTCGAGGTTGCACTGCCGATGAAGGCGCTGCGGACCCATGCCCTCATGGTGTCCGCAGACGAAGCCTTAACTGCGGAGTTGACCAGGCTGTAGGTGCCCAGGCCATCCGCGTTGTTGTCTGTCGGCGCTGCGCTCGACGTATTGCCGGTGTGCGCGGCAATGATGACGATCAAGTCTCCGACCGCCGGGGTTGCGGTGACGGTCTTGGATCCGTTGGTGGTGTTGAGAACGGACCCAAGGAGGGTGACAGCAGCCATCCAGACTCTCCTTCACAGTAGCCGGGTGGCGAGAGGTCAGGGCTCGGTGATCAGCGTCACGAACAGGTCGTCGCAACCCGAGGCGGTGGCGCGCAGCGTCACCACGTTGCCGTTCAGGTCGCCGGCGCCGAGGTCGACGCGATAGATGCCGTTGCCCACCTCCGTCACCGACCCGATGGTGCCTGCGGCCTGCGAACCTGCGTCGATCGCGCGCGTCACGGTCACGGTCTTGCCGGTGGCCGGGTTGTGGTTGGTCGAGTCGGTCATCAGGAACTGGAAGTTCGCGATGGCCTGGTTCTTCTTGATGCCGCTCTGCACCTTGACCGAGTTGTTCGCGTCGCCGGTGGGCAGGCCACCGTTGGCGCCCGCGGCCGCGTTCGGCAGTGCAGTCAAGCCCATGCGCACCGTGTCCCCGAGGTCGACCGGGATCTTGGCGCTGGCGTTGCCGTAGGTGTAGACGCGGAGCACGTTGTCCTCCACGGCCTTGGTGGCCGAGTCGACAAGCTGCACGACCACTTCCGCGGCCTGAAGCTCGGTGGCGGTCAGCGTCAGCGACCACAGCGCGGAACCCGTGCCACCAACTGCCGCGGGGTTGTTGGTGGAATTGGCGACGTTGCCGCCGTCCTTTGACACCTTGGCGTCACCGGTCGCCGGGGTCCAATCGGCAGCCACGGCGAGGTCGACGACACCGCGCTTGACCATCGGAAAGACGAAGGTGGTCTGAACGCCGTACTTTGCGAGCAGGAACATGATGCAGATCTCCTAGTGAGGTGGGGTCAGTACTGACCGCGGAAAGAGCCCCGGCCGGTCTTGGCTTCGAGGTTGAGGATGGTGACCGCCGGCGTGGTTGTCAAGTTGTCGCCGCTCCAGTCCGCAATGCCGGGATCGGACCCGGCCGCATCGTAGCCACCGAAGCCGAGGCTGTTGGCCGCGGTGATGCGCGCCGCATTGGTGTCGTCGATCGTGGTGACGATCGTGCCGTTGCGCTTGAGCACCAGGCGCACGGTGGCGGCGTCGATCGTTTCGACTTCGATGCGAATCGGCTGAGCGTCGACAGCGGTCCACGTGCCGCTGCCAATGCCGGTCCACGCGCCGGCGACCATGCGGCCCACAACCCAGTCGCCTCCGGTGGCCTGCACCGAGTAGGCGTCGCCACTCGCAGAGACGCGCACCGCTGGCCCGATGTAGCGCCCGCTCGCAGCCCACCCGGTTGCCGGAATCACCTCAGCGTACTGAGAGGCGCTCGGCGTGAACGCCGTGTAGCGCGCCAAGTGGTCGACGTTGCTAGAGGTGCAGCGCACGTCGCCAGTGCCGTTGGGAATCGTGAAAGTGCCTTGGACCTGCTGCCAGTCGGCGCTGTAGACGTTAAGGGCTTGCGGACCCCCGGAGTTCTGAAGGAAGGTATCTGTAGCCATAGTGTTACCTCGTGCGAAAGACCCACAAGTTGGAGCTGTAGGCCGGGGCCATCACCACCAACCCTAGAGCCTCGATGTAGTTGAAGCGACCGTAGAGATTGCCGTAGGCCGGGGTGTCGGGAGCCGTCGGCGTCCCCGACACAGAGAGCACCGTGATGTTGAACGTGGTCGGGTTGATCTCGTAAACCGTTGTGCCCGACCACGGCTTCGTGAGAATGGTGTTGCGGTCCGGGCACCAGATCGCCGACACGCTTTGCGCTGCGCCGGCCGTCGACCCGGTGAAGGTCACCGAAGTCTCAGCGCCCGAAGAATTCAGATCGAAGCGAGCGGGGCCAGTGCCGAGTCGGATGATCCGGTTGCGCACCGGGTCGAGCACCGCGCAGGCGTCGTAGTTGTACGCGCTCCGGGAGCCCAGGTTTGTCCACGTGTTCGAGGCCTTGTTCCAGCGGTACAGGTTGCCGTTGGCCGTCGACTGGTAGTACAGGTTCTCGTGCTTGTCCTTGACCGCCCAATGGCTCACGTTGTCCTGATCCGGCGTGGCGGCCCAGGTGTTGGCCGCGTCCCAGTCGTTCGTCGCCATGTTGAAGGCGTCGACATTGGTGAAGCCATTGGCGTTCGTGCTCATGGCGAAGCCGCCGAACGCCATCATCCGGTTGAGCGAACTGATGTAGTGGATGTGGCCCGCCGAGTGCCGGGACACCGGGCGCCCGTCGGACCCGTGGGTGGCGTTGTTGGCCGCTGGGCTGCTGCGCCCGCGCAGGACAACCGTCTGCGGAGTCGCGGCCGACAGGTCGCAGTACAGCACCTCGTTGCCGTCGTAGTCGGAGTGGCCGCCGCCGAAGAACCCGATGCCGGTGTGCGTCACGAACGCTCCGCTGTAGGCCGTGATGCCGACCTTTCCGGTCGCGGAGTAGCCTGACATGGCGAACTGGTACGAGGTGTTCGGCACCTCGGTCCAGGTCAGCAGCGGCAGGGCCTCGACCCACGCCGGGCGGCTCTTGACCGCGGGCCACGCGATGGGCTGCGAGCTGGCGATGAACTCGGTGGCGACCGTGAAGGTGTCGGGCACGCCCGCGCTGTTCGGCGTGCGCTCGGTGTCGTAGGCGGCATGCCAGAACGCGCCATGAGGCACGTTGCCGAGCGTCACGCCGGTGGCGCTGATGATCTTGACCGGCGTCCCCCCGGGCGGACCCGCCCAGAAGTCGACCTCGCTGCTCGCCGTGCCAAGCGTGCCGATCTTGACGCGCAGCATCATCGTGGTCCAGCCGTCGCGCGAGAGCGGCGGCAGACCCGACTGCAGGACGTCCGGGTCGGGGTAACCGGCAGCGTAGGTGTCGCCAGGGCTCGGGGTCCACGACAGCCCGCCACCCGGCGTGTTGTCGGCGTAGAGCATGCCGTAACGCTGCTTGTACTGCTTGTCGGTCGTCGGCGTGGCAGGCGTGCCGTCGTTGATCGCCGGGGTCATGCGGACGTTGCCGCCGCCGCCGGTGTTGGGCGTGGAGACGTTGTACTGGTAGAAGTCGGCGAAGCTGCTGCCATCCTGGTAGTACGGCACCGGGAAGCCGCTGTACGCGAGATTGGTGACGACGATTTCGGACACCGTGTTCGACGACGATCCGCCGCCGCTCACCCACATGTACTTCATGCCGCCATCGCCCGAACCCGCGGTGTGAGCCGGCTTCCAGCGCAGGATGCCTTCGGGCGTGTAGACGGTGCACTGGTACCACGTCTCGGTGCCGTTGCCGCGCGTGACGGTGCTTGACCCCGATGTGCTGTTCACGCCGTCGAAACGCAGCCTGATCTGGCCCGACGAGGCGCCGTCGCTCGCCGGCTTGTCGAAGCGCACCGCGCCGCTGCCGCTGCGCTTGAGCAGCTTGTCGCGGCGGATTCGATTCGCTTCCGTCCAGATGTTGCTCGTGACCGCGGCGTCGGTGTTGAAGTTCTGCGCCAGGAAGACGCCGGCCGCGGTGCTGCGCGCGAGCCAGTCCGAATCCAGTGTGACCGGACCTCCGCTGACGACAGATGCCTGGGCGACTTGAGAGACCGCCGGCACTGCTTGCGAGCTTGACAGTGAACGCGTTGCCGTTGATTGCGTCGTCGCGGTCGCAGTCTGGACAATGGTGGGGAGAGCTTGAACGGTGTTGAGCTTGGTGATAGCGGCGGCTATCGCTGCCAGAGAGGCGTCTGGCACGGTCTGCGCCAGCGACACCTCCCGAATGAAGTTGCCAGGGATGTGCCCCCGCGGCCGGCGAGGGGCGTTT